GTGGATATTTCTTAGACAAGACATGATAAGCATCCTTAGTTATCGGGTTGCTCTCTGAGGCGCCCAACTTGCACAATATTTCCGGACTCGGATACCAGACTGACTTCTTGACCCCATCCACTTTGGCATGGACGAAAAACCCCTTCAAGAAAGTCATTTTCCTGCACTCCTCCCCTAGATAGACCTTAGTCTTGATCTTAACTCCATAACGAGCTCCTTCGGCCACAATGCCGGCGATAAAGTAATTCTGTAAATCACCTTCGCCATCGTATTGATTAGCCAACTTAGAGATTATGTTTAGATATAAATCGCCCGTTACCAATGTATTACCATCGGTGGTATCTATCATACCGGACAACCTGCGTGTATAACCCAACTTAATCTCTATAGAACTCTTACAGCCCTTATCATTCCAATCCTGCCAACACAAGGTTTTCCCTGAATTCTTCAACATGCGTAACATGTTTTCAGAACACCCAAACCTTTGATAGTAATAATACTGGACTCTTAATAGCCCAATCTCTTCACCATCAACAGTGGCCATGATCTGGCTATGGTCCCAATTAGACGCGTCACACTCAATTGCAATTTCTACACCGTTCCAATTGAGTAAACACGCCATATCATCACCACAACAAATCAATCCAAAGGAATTATAACCGAGCTCCAACGTTCGATCGTACCATTTCCCTCTATCCTCCGGAGTCGTTCCAGAACCCCAACAAAAATGTCCACTAAAAGACCCAATGCGTGTGGGATATGTCCCATAGTTATCCAAGCCAAACACTTCCAGGATACGTTCATGCAAAACGGCTGCCTCAGCTCCATACCAAGATACTACTGCAGGACCAGGAGTAATAATAATTCTCTCCTTGTCTTTTAGCAATAACTCGTTAGTCTTAGCCTTGAGGTATGCCGTATCGGCGTTCGGAGGTTCAACCTCCAAAGTACGTCTCAACAACGCCGGCACATATTCTTTGCGTTTAACATGTTTTTCACAAAAAGCTAGTCTGTCAGCGATCTCCACCTCAATCGGCGGAAACACCCAATGATCAGACATACTCATACGAAATCCACGTACATAAAGCAAATTACCACGTATCGCACTCTCGTTTGCACTTAGAATACTACCATCTGAAAGTGTAACACCTGTCAAAAGAGCCCTTACCATACCTATGGCGCCACCTGGGGTATTCTGGTTGGCATGCCAAGGCACTAGCGTTCCATAATGATATGTGCGCTCAGTCACTCGACTTCTCTCGCCCACATCATGTTCACTGAACGGCCAATCAATATCTGGTAGCCCTGCTCTTTTGAATTTACAACTTCCTCCATCCCACACCCGCATAGACTCAGGTTGTGCCGTCTGCGTGTGTGATCTTTTAAGCATCGATTCGACGCCATATAGATACACACCCGCTGGGATATCAAGCACACCCAAGTCCGCGATCATAGACACCGACTCTATGAAAGCACGCGGCAGGTCGACCGGGGTTAAATCTCTCTTACGGATCCTAACGCCATTAGTTCCAAACCAGCTTAGATTTAGGTTGACAGAAAAACAACAACGCATATTATAGGTTAACCGATTACCAGTCAAATTTGTATAGTAGAACATGTTGTACCATGCGCTACGATTGAACCTTGGATCATCGGTTGATGCGTTCCTCAATTGATTAACTCTATTAATTTTAGAAGCCTGGTTAGCCCCTAATAATGCCAAAGAATATAATCTGTCTGTCTCTAATCTCCTAGCCTTGGCTACTGAACCAAATTGCACCATATTGTATAAGCTTAGATCGTGGTGTAACAATACCTTAAAGTTCCTGTTTCCAGACATGTAAGTGTAGATTTTCCCATCTAACGCTTTGTCTGTAGCAGGACCCCAAGTCCTAGTTACTAACAACCCACAACCAACCGCTACACTAGGCTTGTGGTATACTATCTTCATTTTACACACAGACGAAGAAGAGTCACCAGAGAATATGTGGTTCCACAAATCACCATTATAGTTATTTGTTAATTCCACTTCTTCTTCCACAAACTCTTCACAAAAAGACACCCCTACACTTGGTATCTCTATAAACGTCTTCGTAAATAAGACAAAAACCGCATTGCCATAAATGGGCTGGACGCACCACGTGATCCGTGCACCGTTGTATTCACATTGCTGCGAATCCAACACCCACGAGAAATCGGTACGGTCGACATAGGGGGTATCACCAACACTCGGCCAGTTGATGATAACGTCTCCCTTCCGAACCCAGAAACCTTCGTAACCATTAAAACCCATGACACCCTTTTCAATGTGGCAGATCACTACAACACTCATTACTCGAGAAGCTATATCCAATATCTTCTCTTTCGAAGTGGACGTCTGCTGCACATCCTGTATCATGATGATACTAT